CTCTCCGTACATTACCCACTCCTTATTTTTTACTTCTTCAACTGTTGGAGTCGTGTACTTTGACAAAGAAACTACTTCTATTTCCGATTTGTTATTTCTTCTACTCATTGTAAACTATGTATTCGTTTGTGCTTTCGTGTTGCGTATAAACGCCATTATTAATGCTGTAATCTTTTACTACTTGGTCAGTACAGAAGATTCTGCCTTTGTAAACTATATTAGAGTCATTTAAGGCTTTGAAATTGTAAAACCTACCCTCTACCAAAGAAAAAGAAATATCTGCCTTTAAATAATACCCGTCTTTTGTAAACGTTGCGGATATGGTTGTGCTAGTGTTTGCTTGTTCGTCTGTTAATACAATAGAATCAGCAGCGTAATCTCTAGGAATAAATTTCAATTCCTGTGCGTTTGTGCTAGTTGTTAGTATTATCATTTTCTTTTATTTTAAAACAATTTATAAGCGTGTTTGTTTTTTGTTTCAAAAAAAAATTAAAAAAAAATTAAAAAAAGTTTTGTATATTAAAAAAAGGTCTTATATTTGTATCAAACAAAACAATAAAACATTTATATTATGAACAAAACTTTAATTACAGACGTAACAGTATCAAACAAAACAGTATGGATAACATATAAAAACAAAAAAGGTATAACTTATGATGGTTTTACACCTTATAGAACCGTTAAAGAAGCGATTGACGAAGCGAAAAAAATAATGAATTACAATATATTTGAAAATGATTTTTATGTCAATAGTAAAACTACATTTTCAATAATGTAATTAATACAACGAAAACCAACGGGAGGGAAACCTCCCTTTTAAGACAACAAAAAAGGTATAAACAATCAAGTCTATACCTTTTCTTTTTTAATGCGTTAAAACGCTTCCTAGTTCGCTTGAACGTCGAAAGCAGCGTTTCCTGTACCGATTAGGTCAGAATCAACAAAATACGCTAGATTGTCCTCTTTAGAAGCCAATGTTAAAGTGTATCCGTTAAATTCATTCATATCTGCACCGCTTGCAGTGTTTACTGTTACATCTACTCCGTTTTTGATTCCGAAGATTCTAAAACTTCCGTCATATCCTTCTGCAATGATTTGCGGACGACCTTTCGACAAAAGAACCATTTGCGCCTGTGTAGTTGCATCTTGTTTCTTCAATGTAATAGTTCCACTTGCTTCAAAAATAGAAGTCCCTGCATTGATGTCTTTAGTGTTTGCTTCGTCAATGTTATTCGTTCCTCTCAATTCGTATTTGTACACATCGTACCCTCCTGTTGTGAACGCTGTAATTTCTTCGCCCGTGAACGTTGCATCTGCAAACATTCCTTTTTCGTAATTTCCTATGTAAATAGCCTTGATTCCTCCAAGACTATCCAAGCAGTTCGAGTCATTTCTTCCTGCTGTAATATCACAAGCCATATTTTTATTTTTTTAAAGTTAGTTATAAAAAAAGGGACAGGCGCAAACCTACCCCCTTTAAAGAATTATTAATTTGCTAATTATGCAGGAGTGTAAAGTACAATTTCAGCACCGTAAGCATATTGCACAGTAGCAGTAAATCGCATAATTACACGAACATTTTGACTTCCGTCCAAATCTTGCATATCCAAAACTTTAACCTCGTTAAAAGCATCGTCCAACAATCCTGTTCCGAAGAATAAGTTTGTAGATTCAGCAGCTACGATGTAGTTAGAAGCCAATCCGTTTGCTACGAATACAGGTACTCCGTCGAACATTACATCTCCAAGAGATTGGTTTGTTCCGTTTCCACCTACACCATTTGCACCTACTCCGTTAGCAGCGAAACCACCTAAAGCACGAACGTAAGCACGATATACGTTTTGAGCAACGTAGATTTTCAAGTCAGGAGAACCATACAAAGCAGCAGGAATTGCATCAACTACTTTTCCTAATTCGTCGATTACGTTTGAAGCGGTGATAGTAGTACCAACTACGTCGATTACATCGGAATCAGCAGTAGCTAAAGCCACAAGTCCGTCAAACTCTCCTTCGTTTCCGTCAGCACCTTGCCAAATGTTAGATTCGATTTTTGTAGCTACTTTTTCAGCTACGTGAGCAACCAAGAAAGATTGGAAGTCAGGTGGCAAAGAATCGAAAGCAGAATACCCCATAGAGATAGCGTCCCAATCCGCACGGAAAGGAGTTTTACACAATTCAAGGTTTACTTGGAACTCTTTTGGTGTGATTACTCTTTCTGTCAAAGTAACAGAAGAAGTTGCAGTAAAGTCGCAAGAACCATCAGCAATAAGGTCGCCTGTTGCGATTTTCTTAAGTACTTCTGATTTCTTTACGTTTGGTTTTACAGTAATACCACCGTTTTCGATAGTGTTACCGCTTAACAAAGCAGCAGCGATGTAGC